ATGGCAGGCATCATCAAACGCAACAACAAATGGGTGGCCGTCTTCCGCTCCCTGGACGGCAAAGAGCTTCGGAAAACCACCGGCATCGACGTGGTTCCCAAGGCGCTTCTTCCGGGAGCCAATAAGAAATCAATCATGTCCCAGAATGAAGCCCGGGCGCGGCTGGTAGCCCAGGAGATGGAGAAAGAAGCCCGGTACGGGGTTTTCGACCTGGACAAGGTGAAGGCCATTGCCGGGGACCAGGCCGGCGTGCTGAAAGCCACCATGAACGGCATGACGGTAACCCGGTTCCTCTTTGACTGGCTGGACGGGAGGAAAAACAAGAAGCGGGCCTATGAGCGGGACGGCATGGCCGTCCGCAGGCTTCTGGCGTTCCTGGGGGACCGGCGGAATATGCCGCTGGCCGCCCTGAATAAAGGCATGGCGAAGGATTTTGTAGAAACGGAATTGGAGCGCGTTTCCGCCGGAACCGTCATCCGCTATGTGTCCACGCTGTCCATCGCGTTCAATGTCGCTGTAGACCGGGAGATCCTTTCCCGGAATCCGTTCCGGGGCGTCATGCCTTCCCGGGCGGACCACCAGGCGGAAAAGCAGCTGCGCGGCGCGTTCACGATGGAGGAAGTGAACACCATCATTGAACGGTTCCCGGATGAATGGCCGGATCTGGTGCGGGTGTGCCTCTATACCGGAGGCCAGCGCCTCGGAGACCTGGCGACGCTGAAATGGGACCAGATTGACCTGAAGAACTCCTTCCTGTTCATGACCACGCAGAAGAGCCGGCGCCGCATGAACAAGCCGATCATCCAGCCCTTGAAAGAGGTTCTGGAAAGGCGTCTGGTCAACCGGGTGAACGATTACGTGTTTCCCCTGGCCGCGCTTCGCCATGCCCATGCCGGAGGTCGTTCGGACAAGCTTTCCACGGAGTTCACGACATTGTTGAAAACGTACGGGATCATCAGAGAGATGCCCGGGGAAATGAGAGGCGACCGGCACCGGCTTTCGGAAAAGAGCTTCCACAGCCTACGGGCGACCGCCGTGACCGTCCTGCGCCTGGCCGGGGTGTCCCCGGATTTGTGCCGTTTCATCGTCGGCCACGACTCCGAAGAGATTGAACGGGTTTATTTCCGCCCGGATTCGTCGGACGTTCAGGAGGCCATGAGCAAGATTGCCGTCGGCTTGGCCCGTTAGCCTTCCTTCCCTAAGACGATCATGTTGTTGACATCAACAAGATGATCCGTCTTCTTCCTTATTGAACCGGTAACGGTACAAGGCGTCCATGGCGCGGGCGCGCTCGGATTTGGGAATGTTCGTAGGGCGCGGGTTGCCGAAGGTGACCATCCAGAATTCGGCGTATTTTTTCGGCGTTACGGCGATGCTGAACCAGTTCCATGCCGTCCACTTCCCTTCACGGTAGAAGGGCGTCCACGGCTCATCAAGTCGGATCTTCTCCTGGGGAAAGAGCCCCTGGATGGTCCGGCAGATCGTCAGGTCTTCCGGCGCGAGCGGAGGGATGTCAGCCTCCATCAGTTCCTCAGCCGCCAGTCTGGCCGCCCGTCCGCTGATCGCGTAACACGGCCCATAGGCGGAGCGTTCGGACGGGTTCCGGGGGACCTGGTAGCCGGAGGCGTGCAACGCCAGCCCGTTGCTCTGCATGTCACGCACCCATCCCCCAGACAACAAGAGCGTGTCCGAGTCGATTTTGACGATGACGTCATCGTCCTCCGCTTCCCCGGCCAGCGTGGAAATGATGCCCCGGACGCATTCCGGTCCGCGCAGGTTGCCGCAGCGGGGGAAAGAGCTCCGGCGATACCGCGCCCCATACGCTACAAGAGCCCTCCTGGCCTCCGGGGGCACCGGGGCGGCGCTGTCGTCCACCACCGTGATGACGGCTTCAGGCAGGGCCGCCGCGGCGCATCGGACACAAACGAGGGCTTCCTCCGCGTCTCCGGCATAGGTGAATAGATAGATTCTGATCATGGTGTTTGTTAAGCTGGTCCGTAGGGGTAGAAGGTGCCTCCGAAGACGGGTATCTGGATCATGCCCAGCGCGTACTGCGTCACCTGGTCGTCTTCGATGTCGGCTATCAGAAAGGAATAGTCGAAGTTGACACCCGGTTTTTCTTGGGCAAGCATGATAGGATAAACGGTCCCCGGTATGCCAGATACGTCCGCGCCCGTCAGTTTGGCGTCCTGGTCGAAGTGGACGTTGAGCCATACTTCCCCGCTGGTTTGGGGGATAGTCACCCACGAGGAACCGGAACCGCCCCCCTGCGGATATTTGCCGAGCAGCGAGCCGTTCAGATAGAGCGCGCCGGGCTTCATCTGCGCCCCGGTGATGGCTCCCTCCGTATCTTTCTGCAAGCGCACCTGAAAGCCGTATTCCGGCGCGGGCGTGGATTCTCCCGTGGATTTGGTGATGTGCTGGCTGATGGTGGGGGATTCCGGCTTGGGGTCAAAGCCGTATTCCGTCGATTCCGGCGCCCCCTGCATGTTTTCCAGCGTGGAAGAAATGTTAGAAACGGAATTAATTTCATTGAGCGAAAGCAAATCTTCAACCCCAAGTTGATTTGGCGCGCCGTAGGACAGGGAAATCGCGTTGGTCTGCAGGTCGCGCGAAACGGTTTGAATCATGGTGTTGATGTTCTGCCACTCTGGGTTGCCTCCCAGCAGCGAGACGCGCCGGCCCATGTATTGCCGCGTCTGCGCTTCTCCCAGCGCGACAAAGGAAATAGAGCCGTCCCAGGGCAATTCCTGCATGGATTCCCATACCGTTTTGGCAATGTCCCCATAGGGCACTCCTTCCGACGGTTCCGGCGATTCCCCTTCTTCCGGGCCGTTGGAGGGCTGTTCCCCGTTGTAGATGCCGTCAATGGGGTAGCTCGCGTAGGGGCGGTCCATGGTGACCAGATCCACCGAGAATTCTTCCCAGAAGCAGGGCACGCCTTGCAGGGTCCCCACATTCTTGAATTTCTCCCTCCACTTGGCCGGGGCGCTTTCCGGGATGGCAAGACGCTGCTTGACGGTGGCGTTGCACCATTGCGGGCGGATGGATTTGGTATGAATTTGCCCGTCCGTCAGTTCATAGCCTGTGGCGGCGGTGTTGTAGCCTCGCGGCTTGTCTTCCTCCGTTCCGTCCCAGGGCTTCCCGGTGATGGTCGGATCCTGGTCATAGACGGCGATTGCTCCTACATCTTTCATCCACGGGAAATGATGTTTCCAGAAACTGTTGATCATGTCGTTCTGGTCAATCCTGGTCCCCGTCACTTTCATGCGCTGGTAAGACAGGCTGCCGGCCCTGGTGCCCTGCACCGGCTGCGGATCTTCTACCGGCTCCCCCGTAGAACTGTATTTGGAGTAGTAGAAGTCTACTGACGTTCGGTAAACAATGGAGTGCGGCAAGGTCGGGTCCCCGTCTTCCGGGTATTTGGACAGGTAGGAGACGCGGTAGCCGTTGCTGCCGGTGGTTTCCGCGACGATAGCCACGCAGGGCGGTACGAGGTCGCCCCGGGGGACCAGGGAAACATCCATAGACTTGACCGTCGCCGTCGGCTGCAAGGGAAGCGCGATGGGCGTCAGGGCGTCATAGTCCGTGATGATGAGCTTGGGGCGCGCGCCGCTGTAGTCGTAGTAGGAAACCATGCGGGGCGACCAGCGGCGGATGGATTGAAGGAGGCTGCTCAGCGTATCGCAGGAGGCGTTCCACGGAATCAGCATCTTGTCGTCGCTGATACGCAGCTCGTAGTCCGCCGGGTGGTGTTTGGCGAGGTTCAGCACCCGGGAGAGTGCGGAGGCAATGCTTATCTTGGGAATGATGCCGCCCCCTCCGCTGACTTTATTCCACATGGAAAAGACCGGCTTCCATTCGGAATCCAGCGCAAAGCAGTTGTCCAGCCAATACCAGGGATCGGAAAAGACGATTTTCCACGCACGGGAAGAGCCGCTGTAGGTCTTTTCGATGCTGGAAACGAGGCCGGAAAGAATGGTGTTCCCGTTTTGGGAGATGGAGACAGTATCGAACTGTTGGAAGGGTAAGACCTCCCCCAGCGTTCGCACGGGATAAACCGCGGTGATGGCGGAGGAGGAAAAGCTTTGCTGGTCGTGGGTCAGGCTCGACGGCTTGAGGCCCAGCAAGTCATTGATGGTGATGTCGTGGTTCCTGCTGCTTGTAAAATGGTTATGTTATGGCTTGATGTTACCGTATCTTGCCTGGTTCGGCAATGCGTTTACCTGTCCTAGTTATTTATTTTTGCTTAATAGGACATAAAACGTATACCACATAATTCCACCAATTACCCCCCCGACGATATAGCCTATTCCAGCCATAGATAAGCCTGATATAAAACTTGCTATTCCCATAATTGCTCCACCACCAACTGACAATGTTGCTAAGAATACGAGGACTGTGGCAAGAGCAGAATGACTTTCTTTGCAAGTTGGAACCTTATTAGGGGAATGCATGATCCCACTATTTTCCCTCAATAATGAAGAAGAAAATAACAATTCCGAAGCCTTGACCCATTTTTTTGTACCTTCTGCGCAAATTAACGTGTCGGGAGAAATTATGTTTCTCTCGACTAACCTTCTTAACTCGGTAAGAACAATAGGTCCCTTCACAACATTTCCGGAAAAATAGTGATACCGCATAAATTTGGGAATTTACAATATCCTCATTTTTTTTCAATGCTTTCTTCTTCTTAAGCCCTCTATATTGTTTTTAGCTTGTTCTAAGTCTTTTTTCATTTGATCCAAACCGTTTTTTAGATTTTTTAGTTCTCCTGATTGAATGTTAATCAGTAATAGAGCTTCTTTCATGTTTCCGGAAAGTCCGTTCAATATAGATTGATTAGTAATGCCCTGTTGTCTTAAGGCGTCTCTAAACGCTATTCCAATTTGTTCATATTCTCGAGAATCTATTACTCCATCGGAAGCGGCTTTCTTCACCTGTCCACGTATAGCTTCAGATGCAGCTCTAACAAGTGCCTTTTGTTGGTCAGTGGCAGATTTTCCAGCCTCCACTATAAACCTATCTACAGCCTCTGAAAAATACTCATTATTCTTTTTAAGTTCCTCTGTTTTCTTATCTATATCTTTTTTTCGCCCCTTAATTTCATTCTCGGCATCTTCTCTTTGTCTTTCTTCTCTAATGGATTTTCTCTCTTGCGCTTGAGCGGTCCTCCCTCGTTGTTCATCAACTGCCGCTTCCGATTCATTTTTCTTTTTTATATTAGAAAAGTTTCTCGTTGCCTTTTCTTCTTCATTTATAGCTTCTATTAGAGATTTTTCCGCCTCTTCATATTCTTTTTCAAGAGTTTCTATAGTTTTTGCATAAGATGCATAGGCATTACTATATCCACCTTCGCCAGAAGTTCCATTACCTAAAGAGAATCCGCTATCTTCAAGGGCAATATCACTCTTCTCTATGGCTTCTTCTGTGTTAAATATTTTATCTCTTCTATCTTCTGCGTTGATATAACCATATTTATCAAGCAAGGATGAAATTCTTCTATCAGATATATTTTTACCGCCAACAAATTGAGATACTGCATCATAAATATTTTTATCGCTAACTTGTTTATACCTAATAGCCCCTAAATTTACTTCTTTATCCCTTAAAGATATTAAATAATCGTATAAGTCATTTCTCAATGAATTAGTCTGTTCTTCTACAGAAACTTCTGCAGCTCGTCTCTCTTCCAGGGTCATTATATCATCATTAATAGATGCGTTTTGCAAGGCGGCCTTAGCTTCTCTTTGTCTTCGTGCTGCATCTATTCTTTTATTTACTGCATCCGATACATCCAAACTTGCTGATTCTTCTATTTCTCCTCTTCTCCTTGCACGACTATCTAATTCAATTCCTTCCAACAAACGTGCTTTTCTTCGTTCTGCATCTGATCCTTCTCCTAATAGTCCATTTGCAAAATCTTCTTCTACCTTTAATCGGGCAATTTCTGCTTCATCGTCTTTGATTCCTGATTCTAAAGAAATCAATTCTTTACGATAATCCAGAGAATATTTTAAGGCTTCTGATTCCAGCTTTCGATAATCAGCTATTTTCTTTGCACTATCTAAAGCTTCTCTTAAAATTTGCTCGTTTTGATTTTGCCGCCATGTCTCTTCAACCTCTGCTTTTAATTTTCTAAATGCTTCTGCTTCCTCTTCAATCGCCTTAGCAAGCTCTTTGGATTTCGCTTCCGTGTTCCCCATCCAATCGTAAAGCTTCGCCCCGGCCAGAACGGCAAGCGACATCGCGCCGGCCAGACCTGCGCCGCCTCCGAAGCCCATCACCAGCCCCGGAATATTGTTCATGATGCCCCGGATGCCGTACTGCAAGTCATCGAAGAAGTAGGCAGCCTGCAAGGCCCCCTGCCCCATGTTCTTCACGCTCCGGGTTGCCTGCTGGCTGTCTTTATCCAGCTGCTCCGTAGACTTGTTCAGGGAGTCAATTTTCTGTTTCGCTTCTTCCACGCCTTTTCCGTCCAGCGTGGACTTGAGCTTGATTTCGATTTCTTTCTTGGTGGCCATGGTGGTCTGGATGGTAGGGTGTTATCGTTGAGCGCGGACTTCTTCGATGATGAAAGCGGGCAAATTCCCGGACGTGAGCGCCGTCCGGGATTCTTCCACGCGTTTCTGCAAGGATTCCAGAATCATCATATCGCGGATGATGATTCCGAAGGCATGGGAGGGATCGACGCCGGCATCTTGGGAGGCAGTAAAGACGCTTTCCTTCAATTCCTGCACCGCCTGGTTCAGGTTCGGGTTCTTGCCGCACTCTTCGGCCAATTCGACGAAAAGCCGTTCTATTCCGTTTTGTTGTTGTTCGTTCATGATGGATTATGCTGTTAAGATGGGTATTCGGTGGAAGTGTAGCGGATGACGAGGGATAATCCGAACGTACGTCCGGGCGCCGTGGCTGCGGCGGGATAGGACTCGTCTCCGAGACCGTCAAATGACTGGGGGCTTTCCAGCATGGCATGCTGCTCATAGATGCCGTTCTGGTTTTCCACGACCAGCTGCCAGTCCGAGCGGATTTCCACGCCGGGAGAAAACGTCCATTTCACGTTTCCGCCCTCTCCGGTGGAAACCGCCTCGCTGCTGGTCGCTAGAAGAGAGGCAGACCCGTTTTCCACCCGGTAAAGCGTTAACGTGCCGGAATTGGAGCTGGTGGGGTTCGTCGTGATGATTTCCTGCAGCGTCAGTCCCTTTCCTTCGGGGTTGCCTTCCGGGAAGTCCGGATAAACGTCCGAGGGAATAAACCTCCATGAGGAATAACTCATCGGATTATCCGAGTATTCCCCTCCGGGCGGGGGAAGCTGATGATTTCGGGTGACCAGTCCTGCCCTCAATACGCGGATTGTCTGTTTTAAACCGGAATCCGCCTGTGTCGCGGAAACGACGACGGAGCCGGCCCCTCCTTCATTGGGCGCCGCGGTTAACGTGAAGGACCCGTTATTTCCGTTCGTGATATCGGAGATGACAACGGAAGAGCTGGGAGAATTGGGCGTCCAGTCAACGCTGACTGCCCCCGGGTCATAATAGGAAGTCACCTGGACCTGGTAGCTTCCGCCAGTAACGGGAACCTGTACCTGGGTTGGAGAAAGGCTGAATGAGAAAGTAGGAAGCGGCTGACGAAATTCAACCTCAACAGCCTGCCCGGTTCCGTCCTGAATGACCTGGAGCGACATGGTCCTGTCCTCGTCTCCTTCATTGGCGGAGACTGCCACCTTGAATGATCCGTTGTTCCCGTTGACCACATCGGAGACGGTCAACCCTTCGGAGACTTCGGCTATCTGCCACCCCTGCCCGACCGGACCCGGGGTAAACGAAGATTCCACGTTCACGGTATATTCACCCCCCTGGACGGGCACGTCAAAAGAAGCGGGTGTCACGGCAAAAACCCAGTTGGAATTGTCTGGTGTCCTGTCGGTGACGGTCATGGTCAGCGTGACCAGCAGGCACAGATAGCCGTCCTCTGGAGACGGAGGCGGGACGAAGTTTTCGGTTTCAAACTGGTAGCCGGTGATGACGGCGGCAAACCGCCATTGCGGCTGTTCGGCGAACTGCAGGTAGAGATAGCCGTTCTGGTTGCTGGCCAGCCACAGAGCCAGATTCTCCTGATAGGCAGCCATATCCTGAAAATCGACGAACCAGCGGTAAAACGCGATGGTGCGCTGCTCCACGGCACTCCCAAGCCCCTGCGCGAACGCCCTGGGGCCGTCCACCAGCGACGTTTCGAATGCCTCCATGGAACCGCCGAAGCGGGGCGGCTCCGGCGTATCGTCCCAGAGGTTGAGCAGCTGGATCTGGTTGCCGGCGGCGGAAACGTAGCGGGCTGCGTAGGGGGCCTGGTAGGTCATGGGCGGTTACTGGTTGAGGTAGTCTTTCACCCCTTCGGCAATGGCTTCGGCAATGCGTCCGGGATGGTCCTTCATCAGGGCGGCGTTTTCAGGATTGGTGATAAATCCGCATTCGCACAGCACCCACGGACAGCGGGTCCTTTTCAGGACGGCGAGGCCCGGACGCGACTGGACGGTATTGGCCCGGCCGGGAAGCAGGCGGGAAAGAGGTTCCGCAATGCACATGGCCAGCCTGCTGCCCTTGACGCTGCCCGGGTAAAAACACACATGGGCCCCATGGGCCTGGGGATTGTCGGAAGCGTCGCAATGCAGTGAGATGCCGAAGTCATAGCCGCCTTCATTGGCGGCCTTGATGGTGGCGTTCAAATCCTGGGCATTGCTCATGCCCGGAAAGTCAATCACGTCCACCTTGGCCCCCAGCTGCCGCAGCATGGGGGCGAGGCATTCGGCGATCGTCACGGCGACGGCGTGTTCTTCAAGACCGTTCCCGCGGGCTCCGGTGTTGTTGGCATGTCCAATATCAATGGCTATTTTCATGAATATTCTCCTTTAATGGTTGGTTGTTAATATGATTGAACTGGTAAGAAAAACTTTACTGTTAATTAAACCGTTGATGGACAAAGAGCTTTTCAATCGTTTTTTTTGCGTTATTATTTGCCGCAAAGTGGCACGTTTTCGCTTTCTCCCATATGGGAACGAAATCAGAAGGAGCTTTGTATTCTGAAATGAATACCGGAAAATCTCTCGTCCGGCACCACTCCCAAAAGCGATCATGGTTAAAAAGTCCGGACTTATATCTTTCCGTCCCCTCATAAGGAGGGTCGGCATAAACCACACTACCTTCCGGAATTGTTATTTCAGTATAATCTTTCCCGCTAATTGTTAATTTCTTATCCAAATAGACATCGCTTTCCAGGCTTTCCAATCTTTGCAGACGTTCCAAGCTTTCCAGGCTTTCCAGGCTTTCCAATCTTTCCAGGCGTTCCAGGCTTTGCAGATGTTGACCGTAATAATCAACGGGGTGCAAGGTTGGCAAAATCTCACGCAGCTTTTCAAACTCTTCCCGTGTGGGGAATGCCCATTGGCTGGATCCAAAATAATGACCCGCCATTTGAGACCCCAAATGGCGGTTTACCTCCGCTTGAGTTTTCCCAGACGCTTTCAGCGCAGCGCGCAGCTCACCTCTGAGCCATTCTTCAATATTGTCAATCTGGTCCAAAATAGAAGACCTTTGTTCCTTCCTCCTTTTCAATTCAGCCCGTGCATCCCTTAAGCCCTGAATGAATTTTTTAAACCAGGCCAGACGGTCCTCTCTGTTTTCGGACATGATCATACGGAGCGCCGCCAACTTTACTGGCTCAAGGTCTGCGTTCCATAAATAACATTCACCGTGATTTCCAAATGACCATAAGAGGGCGACCGCCGCATCATGATCTTTCACGCGGTTGAACTCATCCCGATCAACAGCCCTCCGGTCACAATCTGTCAAACGCCCTGTTGCCGCACGAAAAAATAAATCAGGAAATTGCCGCTGAATATCATTGGCGATGACCCTGGGCCACTTCCCCGACCATAATGCCGCATGAGTCATGGCACACCCACCCGCGAAAAGATCAACAAATACCGGCCCTTCTGGTAAAATATTCACCAGATCTGCGGCGATCTTATTTTTTGAGCCCATATAAGGCAATCCGAAACTGGCAGGTTTTTTTCTCGGAAGAGCGCATGGGGAGCTTAACCGTCTGGGATAAGAAGCAATCACCTTTCCAGTTTCCTTTCTATATTTTCTATTCTGACGGCAAGCAGCTGAATCGCCTTGGCCGTCTCGACCTGGGCCTGTGTCTGCATGGTCATCAGGTCACACAGCCGGTCATTATGGTGTCCCATGACATCCCCGATGTACCAGCAGGACGCGCCGCAAATGACCAGCGACAGCATGACGCAGGCCAACACGGGTGATGCCTTGGCAAAATCCATGAAACGCGCCGGCACTTCGGAGAGTTTGCACATGGTGTTACTTCTTGGAAGGAATTACCTGCACAACGGGCGGAACGTCCGTTTCGGGTTGCGCCTGTGAATAGGAAATATGGCCCGGTTCCAGCACCAGGCAGGAGCCGTCCTTGCATACGACCGTCTTGTCCGGCGTTACGTCCACGGAATGGCCGCAGCCGGGTTGCGTCAGAATCCCCGCGGCAACCAAGGCCCCAATCACAGCTCCGGCAATGACTTTTGCCCAACTCTCTTTAATACCCCAACCGGTCAGGAGACCAGTCAGCCAACTCACTTTTTCTTTATTCGTACTCATATTATTTAATAGTGAAATGCTTGAAAAACGCCACCGCGGCGGGGGCGGTAATGACGAACTCCGGGTAGTCGCGGTCCGTAAAAATCCTGCGCCCGCCCTGTGGATTGACGGCTTCCACGGCCAGATACACCGCCTCCACTCCCACAATGGGGTCATCCTCATTGACAGGATCCGGGTAATACCAATCCTGTGTTGCCCACACCTGGACGGCCTGCCAATCCTCACCCAATCCCACCAGCGCGGCCACTACGGCGGCCATGGCCGGGGTCTGGTTCGCCGGAATCTCGTCCTGCGTATAGCGGTCTATGCGGGTGTACCCTTCCTCGTCCTGGTAAATGGCCGCCAGGCCGAATTCATCCCATTGACCGGGTTTCGGGAACTGTATTTGTATCTCGGAATTATTCATGATTCTATCGGCACGTTAATATCTTCAAAAGCGGCGGTTGCCTCGGATTCAACGGCATTCGTTCCTATTGCGTTCAACCCGTAAAAGAGGGGGTTCACATTGCCCGGCTGGTAGTAGGCATATTCTCCGGGCCCCGCATAAACGGAAGCCGTGCCGCTGGTGGTGTTGATCACATCCGTCACCCACCTGGAAATGCCGACGCCGGTCTCAAAATTGGAGACGCCCCGGCAGGTGGCGATCTTGAACAGGTTGTTGGTCTGTGCCCCCGTGACCAGCAGCCAGAGGCCTCCCAGGTTTTCATAAACGCTGCTGTTGGCAACCGTCTGCTGCTGGTAAATAATCTTGCACACCGTCCACGGGACGGGCTCGTTTTGCGTCGCCGGGATAAAGCTGGTCGTCGTCTTGACCTGCCATCCATCGGCGGACGTCAGCGCATAAATTTCACGCACGCGCACCGTATAGCCGTTGCGCGCCGTATCGCGCACGTTGTCAAAGGTGATGTCCAGAATCTCCCCGGAATTAAATGCCAGGTCATTGCCCGGAATAATCGTGTAGGAGTCGGTGGTAAGGTCTGTCCTGATTGTTTTCGCCCCCCGTCCGATGCCCATCGTTATCTTCGCCGCGGCCGTGGCCCGCCAGACAAATGAAAAGCCGGCCCAGGAAGAATAATTCCATTGGGAACTGGGGCCTTCAAAAGGGGCCTGAATAGTCGTGTGAGCGCCCGCGGAAATTCCTATGCGGGCCATCTGGTAGGGAACCGTTTTAGTCACCGTTGCCGTGCCGGTAGTTGTCAGCGTGTCCGTATTCAGGAAAGCCGCCGCCGTATAAGCATTGGCTGCGCCTCCCATGCCCGCGGCATACAGGCGGTTGACGCCGGATTCATTGGTCGGCGCTCCCACGGCCAGCGGGATGTTGACGCCTCCATTGGCGTTGATGGCGCTTGAAAACGTGGATGTCCCCGCGCAGTTGAAGCTGGCGCCCTGGCTGATATTCAGGATTCCGGTCTCTACCATGAATGTCCCTCTCAGCCATCCGCCCGACCGAAGATCGACCGACTGGTAAAACCGGGTGATCCCGTAAATCTGGTTCAGCGTGCCGGCGCTTCCGCTGCCGTCCGGGTTGTTGACCACCAGAGGCCCGTTCACGGTAGCTGATTCGGCTGTCAGGGCTCCCCCGATATTCACATCGCCAACGTTGGATGTCAGAGTACCAGGATCTCCCTTTTCCCCTTGCGGCCCCTGGGGGCCTGCCGGACCTTCCGGCCCCTGGGGGCCCTCCGGGCCTTGAGGCCCCGCCGGTCCTGTATCTCCCTTCGGTCCCTGCTCCCCGGTTTCGCCCTGCGGCCCGCGTTCCCCGGTTTCGCCGCGTGGACCTTGCGGCCCTTCGGGTCCGGTTTCACCCCGTTCACCCTGCGGGCCTGACGGTCCCTGAGGACCAACATCCCCGCGGGGAATCGTGAAATTGAGCAGATAGGATCCTGATTCAGTTCCCTTGACGGCTTCCGCGTTGGCGGGCGTCCCCGGTTCCCCGGTGGTGACCTGACCCACGGACAGATTAAAATTCTCGGCGTACTTTTTGGCCTGCTCCGCGTACCAGGCGGCGCTGGACGCGTTATCAAGCATGATTTGCACGCAGCCGCTTCCTTCCGGCAGCTGCACGACGACCGCGCCCGCCACGGCCTGCTGTTCGTCCGGCAAGTCCGGCGTCACCCGGCCCGAAGAAACAAAGCATCCGTAAAGGAACGGGCTTTCCTCGTTTCCGTCGTCCATGAAGACGTCATAGGACCACATGCCCGCAGGCACCGAAGCCCAGGAAATTACGCCATTGCCCTCGTCATCGCGTGAAAAGCCGAACTCCGTCACGCCCGTCTTGAGACGGACAGCGCCGCGCAGGGTGACGCCGCTCATATCGACGGGATCGCCCTGAAAATCCACCACGCGGACGACCAGGGACTGGTTCAGCCCTGTGACGGTCCGGATATCGTATTTACCTGCCTGCTGCCTGGAAAAAAAGAGGATGCGGGGGAGCAGCGCTCCCCCTGGTGAAACACGTCAGGAACCCGGCACCGGCGTCACGTCCTGCACATTGGAAGGCGTGAAATTGTAGTCGCCGCGGTAATCCATTTCGAACTCGAACTGGGGTGAAGCGATCGCCGTGGTGTGTTCGGGGTCCTGCAGGAGGCGCAAATCTCCGTGCGCCACGCCCGTCAAGTACACCGTCCCCACGTCGTTCTGATACCAGAAACGGATATGTCCGGAAATTTTATTATCCCCGCCATGGCCGACGGTGGTCGATTCCTCGCCGTTGGCGGGAGCCGCCCCCAGGGCAAACGCCAGCTGGAAGTATTCGGGCGACATATCCGGCGTGGTGAAAGTCATCCGCTTGCCGGTCGTCGTGTTCTTGCGCTGCTGCCGGTAGCCAAGATTGCCTCCGTAAAAGCGCGTCACTTCCCCCTCGACCTGCGTGGCAACGGACTGGAACGCGCCCAGCAGCCCGAAACTCACCCAAGGCGCTTCGGGCCCGGCTGTCGGATCGGCCGGAGGATTGGCGGGAGGTTCGGGATATTGGCCGGGGCCGGTAACGTAAGAGGCTCCCTCGTCCTCGGTCACCTTGATGCCGTCGGGGAGGAAAATAGCCAGAACGCCGGTAATCTGCGGCGTCACGTTGCGGTTGGTAAAGATAGGATCGTATGTAGTAGCCCTGATGCTTGAAAAAAGTTAGTAGATAATGGCTGCCTTGCCGTCGGCTTCCAGTTTGTCGGCGAGTTCTTTCGTAACACGGATTTCCGCCCCTTTCAAGAACGTTGAACGCCCTATGTGGGTTTTCCTGGCAAGAAAACGGATTTTCGTGTTAATGACGGCGGCCTGCTCCGTCTTTTTGTCCGGTTCGGTATTGGCGGCAGTTGCTTTGCTCATTTGATGTCAACAAGGTTGAGGGTTTGCAGAGCTTCCGCGACGGGCGCGGGAAGTTCCGGAGTATCGGTTTTCATGGAGAGGCTGATGACCAGCCCTCCGTCCAGTTCGGCGCGGGTGCGAATGACCCGCACGGCCTTCTTGTCAGTTGTTTTCTTCTTTTCGTCCGGTGCGGACGGCGTTTTGCCGGCGGTTTCGGAAGATTCGTCCGGCTTCGGGACGTTCTTCCGCACGGCCTTCTTGTCAGTTGTTGATGCTTTGTTCATAGAATTCTGGCTTGGTTCTCATGTTAATATTAACCGGGACACGGTAATCCACGGTCAAAACGTTCATTTGCCGCTTCTCGCCGTCGATGACGGCGGAAGAGGAAAAACGGCCTTTGATTTTCGGTTTCATCATCGCAGGCGCGGCAAAGGGGAAAGGGTTCCAGTTCCACAGGGCTTCTTCAATTTCGTCGCCTACCGCCCGCAGGTAGTAGTCGGGCGTCAGGCATTCCGGGGGGAACAGGGCCGCGTTGTGGTAGACGGCCGCAATGATGAAATACTGCCGCCACATGGTCGGCGCTTCCGTCTGCCCGTGCCCGTCCTGGTATTCGTCCGCGTCTCCCGGACACACCAGCACCACGCCGTTGTTGCCCATCGCCGACATGATGATGTCATTGGCGGCGTACTGGGGGTCAAAGGGCCGCTCAAAGATATGGCAGTCCAATGTTCCGAGGCTCTGCAGGCGCTCAATGATGCGCCGGCACATGGTTTGGTCAAGGGAGGGGATCATGATTCGTTTCCGATGTTGGCGAGGTAGGTTTCCGCGGCGCGCTGCGCCATCCGGTCCAGCGTCGGGAGAATCCCCGGCGTGGGCGGGATTGTGACTTCGCGGCACAGCACGTAGAGGACGTCCCCGGTTCTGGCGCCTTTGCTGAACAGCTTCCGGGCCGCTTTCTTTCCGGTGGACGACTGCGCCGTCTTGAGGATGAGGACTCCGGTCACATTGCCGTTGCGTCCTCCGTTTCTGGACGGGATGAATTGTAAATCGTCTTTGCGGAACCCGGCGCTGTAAATGCTCCGGGCCCCTCCATGCCCGCGCGGGGCGTTGATGGTGGGAATCGCGAGGTTTTGGATCGGCTGTCCCGTGATTTCCGAGGTGCGCCCGGTGGGCCGGAGCGGGCCGCCCAGATAGCCCTGCGTGCCGATCCAGTGCAGGCCGATGCCGCGCCAGGCGATGGAGACGCTGACGCCCTCGGCGGTTTCTTCCATGGAGGTGGCGTCCGCCGCGCCATCGTAGTAGTCCTTGCCCTGCTGGCGCAGGGTTTCCTGAATAAGCAGGCTGAGGGCGACGCCCGCTTTGCGGATGGCTGTTTTGTGCCGGGCCGCGGACGGCTCCATCTCGGCAAACGCCCGGTCAATCGCGGCCTGGTCGATATGGACGGTTACAGCCATTTGACGGGCAAAACGTAAGGGGTAGGCAGTTCCACGCGGAGAGCTCCGGCGACGTCTTCCACTTTTTTGACGTGCCCGGAGGTAAGGCGCCAGGTGAATTCCCCCTCTTCCTTCCGGGAGACGGGGATGAACTGGCGGGACGACGCGGCAGCCACATCAGCGGGCCGGGCGAACCAGACGCCTTCCGGTTCGGAAAACAGGCGGTCCAGCAGGCGGTCCAGGTAGAGGGATGCCAGCGTTCCGGCCACCGCTCCCCCGGCTGCCGCCAGGCGGAAGGCCTGGGCCTGCCGCAAGGGGATCTCTTCCGGGAAATCCCCGGACAGGAGTTCCGCCAGTTCCGCGTCCGTGTAAGGCCGCGTGCCGTTCGGGTCGGTATAGACAAAGGTGGTATTGCCGTCGCTTTCGTTGCTGACGCGCAGGGCGTCTTTCAGGATGCCGCGTATCTTCTTCTTGTTGGCTTCCGTCACACCCTGGGCATTGCTTTCCAGTGTGGCGTTGAAGCTGGCCGGAGCGGGACGGACGCTGGAAACGTCCAGCCCGGCAGCGCGGGCTTCTTCGGCTCCGATGGGAGCAATGTTCATTCCGGACAAGTAATCAAAGGGAGGGTAAGGCGTGCCGAACCGCGACAGACGGATCCAGATATCGGAGGACGCCAGGGCATAGCCGACGGTCTCGCCCCGGATGAATCCGGAGGATACCGCCTCCGTGGCTTCTTCTTCCAGCCCCGCTCTGGCCCGGTTCCAGCGTTCGGCCCAATAGCGCGGGTCTTCCCTGCCCTGGGAGCGGTAAAATTTGAAGGCGGCCGTGTCTTCATCCTGCGTCCAGTTGTACCAGTTCCGGTATCCGTGAGCCATGGCCGCGTTGGTTTCCATCACGACCTGGATGCGGACCCAGGAGGACAAATCCCGAATGCCTCCCTGACCCGTCGCCGGGGGACGGTAGCCCTGCTGGCGCAGGGTTTCGCGGATGGCCTGCTGCGCTTCCTCGTAGCTCAAGGCGCCGGATGCGACTTTCGCGGCCTTGTCCTCGAAATCGGACAGGATGACGCCGGGTTCCACGCCGGACACGAAAAAGGCGCGCTCGGCGTAGTCGTTGGCGATCATCTCTCTCTGGGCGGCGGTCATCATCGGTAGGTGCTTCGCATCGGGTTGAACCAGGGCCGGCGCGTGTAGCGCGGCATCATGTAGGCGGGGTCCGCGGGAGCGGATCCGTCCACGCTTTCGGGCAGCATGTCGCCCCGGGCATAGAGAGCCAGCATCGCGTCCGCCGATTCGGCGGCCTTCTGGCGCGTCTCGGTCAGGTTGAGCTGGTAGCGCAGGTAGAGCTGCCGGATAATCAGCGGCCATGCCAGGGACCGCATGCTTTGCGGAATGTCGTACATGCCGCTGTTTTGTAGGGATTGCCGCAGGGCGAGGTTGTTGGCCAGCGCCCCGCGGATGGTCATGCAGACATCGTTGACCGCCTCCATCATGACGTCCCGGTAGTCCAGGCTGCGCTGTTCCCCGGCGGTCACCAGGGCGTCGCGTTCGGCGGTGTTGAGGCCGAGCAGACGATCAGCTTCATCGGTGGAAATCGTGGACCACGCGGGAAAGGCGGACATGATGGAGGCGGACGTTGGGGGTTAATCGGCGGAGGCCGTCGCGTCGATGCGGACGATGGCGCCGGGGTTGGTCAGCTTGGTCAGCGAGTAGACGCGGTTGGTGACGAGCGTCAAGGCCAGCGTCGGCTTGTATTCGGTGATGACTTCGCGGCGAAGCTGGCCGGAAAGACCGAAGGTTTTGACGGCGGAGGCGTCGAACTGCGTCGGGGAATCTTCCTTGTACAGGACATAGACTTCGTTTTCCATGATGGTTTTCGCGTCGCCGGAAGCGTCGCGGTACGGCATGGAGGCGATGTAAATATCCCGGATGGGCCGGATCAGAGCCATGCGAAGCAGGTCTTCGTTGAACAGGCCGACGCTGTTGAAGGAAACCACCTGGCGCGCGAGCGTGTTGGAGCGAAGCAGCTGCCACGCGTTGATGCCGAAGACAATCGTGTTCGGCATGTGTCCGGTTGCGGCGTTGATGGACAGGATCGCCTGGTCCAGATCCGCCAACGGGTTTTTCTGCTGGTTGGCCCAGTCACCCATCCCGGAAGCGGCCGGAAGCTGGCTCATCAGAAGCTTGGCGCGTTCGTATTCGTACGACGTCACAAACTGGGATTCGATGAGTTTGTATTCCGCCAGGGTGATGGCCTGCGCCTTTTCCCGGTTGACGCCCAGCAAGGCGTCAGGGATGGGCAGCGTCAAGCCGTAGCCCTGAAGGGTGTCGGTTTCGTTTCTTCCGCGCAGGACGGTCTGGCGGGGAGGTTCGCCCGGTCCCACCTGGATGGGCTGGACGGTGAAGGCCGATTCCGTGTCCCAGACCTTGTACTGGAAATTCAGGTCATAGACCGGGACGATCGGAGCGATGCGGCTGATGATGGAGTTCTCTTCTGTGTTCCCGGACCCCGCGGAATAGGAGGTCAGGACATCGGTGAACTGAACGGCGGAGCAAAATGGAGTAGCCCTTGTTCTTGGTCTTTCTGTTGGTTGGGGTTAATAGTTAGGCTGCGGCGACCTGGTAGGACGGGACGAAGCCGATTTCCACAAGGCCCTGTTCCCACTGGGCATGAATAACTCGGGCATAGACGGTGTCGCCGCTGACGGCGGCCTTCCATGTCCCGTTGGCCGTGATGGTGACGGGCGTTCCGGCGTTGATGGTTCCGGGCGTCTCGGATAGAGCCGCCTTGATCAGGCCGGCATACATGCCGACGAGCGCGGCGACGCAGGTCCCCTTGTTGGGCTGTCCCTGCAGGACGACGCCGAGCAGCTGCGTCTGCGTAGGAATGGCGGACAATGGAGTCCCAACAAATTCGGGGATGTCAGGATTGGCGGTCAGCGCCACGACGGTTCCTTCCTGTCCGCACAGGTCAACGCCTTCCGGGGCGTTGAAATAGACGATGGCGCTTTTCTGTGTTACGTTGATTGATGGCATTGGTTGATATAGGTTAAATTATCGGTTGGCGGAGACGATGAAGCCTTCTTCGGTCGCTTTCTGGTAGGCGTCATAGCGCTTCATGCCGTCCTTGATCAGTTCGTTCACACGGTTGTTGAATCCTTCAATGGATTCCTTCTTGCGGAACGGATCAGGGGGATTCAGCGTCACGCGGCGGTTCAGAGGCGTCCTTTGCGGAAGCTTCTTCTGCTCCGGCTGCTCCTGTTTCTGTGGGGCCGCCTGGCGGTTGAGCGCACGGATAAAGGCGTTCAGCGCGGCGGGGCTTTCCCGGAGAGAGTTTTTCAGCTCTTCCCGGCGTTCTTCCGTAAATTCCTCGCGTTCTTCCTCGTCCAGCGCGTTTTCGTACGTGCTGACGGCGTCGTCCACTTCGGCGTTCACGTGGTCTTTCTCGCGCTTTTCCAGCGAGAGCAGTTCATCAAGTCGTCCGAGGATCGCCCTGCTCATATCGTCGGTGCCGTCAAATTCGACATCCAGCTTGTCAAGCAGGGAATCGAACAGGGCCCGCTGGGCCTTGTCCATTTCCTTGGACGGATATTCTCTATCGTCGTTGTCCATATTGGTGTTCTGGGTTATTTCCCCCTCTTCGCGGGGCTTTTGTGGTTTGGTGTCGCCCCCGGCCTCGTCGGAGGCGGGGGAAGTCTGTCGGTTGACCAGCGGCCGCTTTCCCTTGATGCGGGGTCGGTTGGTCAGGGCAAAGCCGGTCAGGCGCGACGGTCGGTAAACGCCGTCCGTAAAGGTCATGCCTTCGCCGTATTCCGTAGAAGATTGCGTATATTCTTTGTCCTCGAGCATCTTCAGGCCGCGGGGAGTCCATTCAATGAAGCCGTAGAGTTCCAGCGTACCGGAAGGGTCTCGGTAGGTGTCCAGCCTCTTGAGCCATCCGAGAGCCCGCGTATCGCGGGAAAGGTCGTGGCTCAGGTGGTCGCCGTCGATGAGCATGCCCGGCCCGTCAAAGGTGCGGGCGTTGAAGTCGTCCACCATGTCCCGGATCGCCTGCTCGTCGATGCGCAGCACGGCGGGTCCTTCACCGTAGTCGACGTCATGGTCTCCGCTTTTCTCGATGTGATACCAGCCGTTGGCGGGTCGGGACAGGTCATTGATTTGTTTCGTACTGATCATCGGTAAATCCTTTCATGAGTCCGGCGTAAATCATTTGCTGAAGCTGCTCGTAGGCGTCGGGCGGAATGAGGGAGGCTCCCGACTCCCTGTTGACTGCCGCCGCCGTCGGCACAGGCTCCCTCGTGTCCTCGATCGACATGCCGATCTTTTCTTCGATTTCGGTTTTCTCCGGACGGACGCCTCCGTCCGCAAGGGCGGCGATTTCCTCGGCCTTCTGCAATGGCGTCTGGACGGTGTCAAAGGTGATGTGGAGGCGGGCCAGCGGTTCGCCGTCTCCCAATATAAGCGGGCTGATGGCGGTGTTGAACGCTTCCGCCACTTTGGAGCAGACGGCGGATACCACCGCATTCCAGCTGTCCGTATGGGCGGACCCGGCCAGCGTGCCTGATCCTGATTCGTTCAGGACCGTCAGGGTTCCGGCCATCACAAAACGCACCTGGTCCTTGTCGGCCATGTTGATGCGCGAGAGAAAATAGTTTTCGTTGATGTTGGACGCCTTGAGCGGTTCCGCCTTGCAGTCAGGAGGCAGCACGATAGAGGCGCCTGATTTAAGCTGTTCGCAGGCCCGTTCCAGCGCGTCCATGACGGCGGGACTCGCGTCCTTGGGGGCGGTGATGATGACCGGGGCGCTTCCGTAGCGGTCCATGTGGTTGTCCCACGTGATTTTTGCGTGGTTGCGCTCAAAAGAAGCGCGGGCAGCCGGGAACAGGATGGGATACTGGTGTTCCATCACGACGAGCGTTTCGTCTTCCACGCTTTCCCCGGTGTCGACGCCGATATAGCACTGTGGGTTGAACTGCCACTCGTTCAACACTCCCGGCCTCACCCAATAGCGCTGTGGGATGAATTCAAAGCGGCGGCCCCAGGCGTCCTCAATGTATTGGAGGTGGGCGTAACCGTAGAACATGGCGGAGGCCAGCTGCCCAAAGGCCTGTTGAAGTCCGGTGACGGAGTGATAGAATTCTTCCAGCGCGTTCTGCTGACGCTGGGCTTCCGGGCTGTCGTCCGCGGCGTCAATCTTCCAGCCCTGCATGGAGACGCTTTCAATGAGGCGGGAGTAGAGCATTCCCAGCAGCCCGTCCGAGTAGATGACCTCGTCCCAGATGAGCATTTGGCGGGCAAAGGCTCCCCGCCGCGCTTCGTTCCGGGCGTCAATCAGGGTTTGCAGGTCGGCTCCCTGTAACGGATCCCAATATTCGAACCATTGGGGCCTGCCTGGCTTGCGGCTTTGTTCCGTCAGGGCTCGCCGGGTGAGATCCGTTTCAAGTTCCTTGATTCTGGTCTCCTGTTGGGCGACCAGCTTCGGGGCGTTGAGGATATTTCTTAATGCGTTAAACCTGCGGCGAAAGAAAAAAATGGTGGTTGCAGGGGGGGGAATTGGACCCCCTACTCGGGCACAGGAAACCCGCGTGATAACGTTTCACCACCCTGCGATTGTTTACATATCGTCATATATTGATATATTGATATATTGTCAACCCTAATATCTCCCGTAAGCGCGTTTTGATGACACGGGCCGGGCGTACCAGGCTCCCAGCGTCCGGGCCAGTCCGCTGTGCCGGCGCGCGTGCCAGGCCATGACGAGGGCGTCGGCGCGGTCGGGAGAACGGACGCCCCGTTTCGCCATGTCTTCCTTGCTTTCGATTTTGACGCGGCCGATCGCGTCGGTTTGGAGCCGGGGCGCTACCAGCTGCTCAATCGTGTCCTCGTCAATGTCGAGGATGAGTTCCTTTTCTTCGATGGCTCGGGCCAGGGCCCGCCACGCCTGGGCGCGGAGGTTGACAAAGGCCTGCGTATCGTCTGCCGGGAAACCGCCCCGGTAGGAGTGCACCGGGAAGCCCTCGGCGCGGAAGTCGTCAATGATGGGTAGTCCAAGGCCGTCTCCGTCCGCGTAAATGCGGTCGGCGGGGATGCCGAGTTCGGACGCCCTGCGGCGGAACCGTCCGCGCGCTCCTACGGTGTCCGGGTCCGACCAGTGGTCGGCGATGAAGAATCGGTTGCCCTGCCCGGCCGCGAAGACGTTTTCGTCGCCTCCGGCCGCGAAGTCGAAGCCGCCGCAGGTCTCCCCGGTGTCCAGAAAGGGAGGCGGGTTGTTGACCAGATCCATGAGGGCGCGCCGGGGAATGACGGACTGACCGTCGAGGTCCGTGAATTCGCCGAGGATGGCGGAGCGGTAGAAGGAGGACTGCTCGCCGTATTCTTTTTTCAGGCGCTCGGCCTTGCCCGGGTCATTGATCTCAATGTGGGGGCAATCCTCGTATTTGACGCGGATCTTGTAGTAGAGGGATGAATTTTTGTGGAAGCAGTCGTAGAAGGTGCCGGAATCGGCCCCAGGTGACGAGGTAATGAACGCGTGGAAGAGCGTGCAGCGGGAAACGGCGGTGAAGATGGAGTCCGGGATGGTTTTAGCCTCGTCGAGGACGTAAAAGACGGGGTCCACGTCGGGCGAGATTTTCGGGTGCCATCCTTCCGCGCGGCCGGCGTTGTCGGTCGAGAAGCCCACGGCAAAGCCTCCCTCCGGCGTGCGAATCTCGGTTTTGTTGAATGTCCAGCCGTCAAAGAAAGGGTTGTCCATGTAGCGGCGGAGCGCGGGAAAGAGCTGCTTTTCCACCTGCATCCACGACGACGACGTAACCGGCACCTGACCCCGCGGGAAGCAGGTAAGGAAGTACAGGATGGCCGGAGCGATGCAGTTGCTCGTCTTGCCGGATCCGTTGGGAGCAACCAGAGCCACGCTTTTCCCTCCCAGGGTCAGCTTGCCGAGGGACAACGCCTTGATGGCTTCCACCTGCCAGGGATAGGGATCCAGGCGGAGGACATGGCGGAGGAAGAAGCTGACGGGGAGGCGTGTCCTGGTCTGTTAAGCGTGGAGTTTGCCGGCGATGGTTTCCAGCGCGGTTTTCTCGTCTTCCTGCAGCTGGGCCAGCTGCTCGGGGTCCAGGGTGATTTTCCGTTCCAGCGGCGCGCCGGGAACGCCGGCGACATCCTGACGGACCCGGTCGCCGAATTTTTCCGGCGCGAATCGGGCGGCGACTTTCAGCCGGGTTTCAATGGCGAGCTTCTTCGCGGCGACGGAGGCGGAGCCGCATTCCGGGTCCAAGGCGACTTTCGCGGCTTCGTCGGCCAGCTCCTGACAGGCGTCAATCATAGCTTCCGACTGCGCTTCCCGCGCGCGTTGAATGATTTTACAAAACTCTTCCCGCTCATGTCTCCATCTCCAGACAGTTAAAACATCCGGCATGTGGTCATCGGAGCAGATGGATTTCATGGTTTCCCCGTTGGCAAGACGGGTGGCTATCTCGGCGGCCAGTTCCTCGGTGTAGAGGCTCGGCCGCCCCGGTTTTCTTTTGGTGGTAGGTTTCTTTTTCCTTCCGGGACGATAAGATTTTTTTAGTAGCGCGTCAAAACAAGATTTTTTCTCTTGCATCACTAAACATTGTTTAGTATATTGATCTTGTTGATGGGAGGTAAGGGACCAACCGGAGACACAATCCAAAACCAAACCAGAAAGACTAAAACAATGAACGCTGATAAAACTTACAAAATCCGAGAAATATTCACCTTTCACCGCCATGAAATAGCTATTGCCGGAGAAGTGGTGAAAAACTATGACGAAGAAGGAAGAACCTATAATTTTTATTGCCCGGTGCGGGAAGTCCACGGCGTAAGGCATGGATTTGTCAGCGGCAATGTTCCGGAAGAAGTAAAAGACTTTGTTGATGTGAGAGACATCCTTGAAAAAGCGGAAGAATACGATGTGGTTGTAGATTGGGACTAAAATAAAACCAAATCAGAAAGAACAAGACAATGACTAAAAACGAATTAACAGAAATTCTCAAACTGCACGAAATGTGGCTGAACGAGGAAGAAGGCGGCGCTCAGGCCAAATTTGAAGACCTCGACCTCAGGGGGCTCGACTTTAGGGGTGCTAACTTAATCAAGGCTGACTTTAAGGACGCCGACTGTTCCGGAGTTGATTTCACAGGGGCCGACTTGAGATGTGCCGATTTCACCGGGGCCAATCTAACCGGGACCGATTTCTCCGGGTGCAATCTGAAATGGGCCAATTTTTACAAGGCCAATCTAACCGGAGCCAGATTTAACGGGGCTATCCTGGAATGCGCCGACTTTAGATGGGCCCGCGGGATTGTCGATCTGACCGTAGGGAAAGCTTAAACACAAACCAAACACATGAAAAAATATATTATCCCTCAAAAGTTTAGAGATACGTCTTTATCAGATATCTCCTCTACCAAGTATGACCGCATCATTGAATTTCCGGAAGGTCACAAATTTGCGGTTGTCCTGGCTGCGTACTACATCAAAGATGTCAACGAAGAACCATGCTATTATACCTACCAAACACAAGACGAAGCGCTCAATGCAATAGCAAAATACTGGAATGATTATTGCTACGAAGTAATTGACGACGAAGGTTATCAGCGTTGGGATATCATGAGATGTGGCCCTGTTGGGAGGCGATTTGAGCAAATCAAATAATCGGAAGCTCAAATATGAATCCTCAAGAATTTGTTGATTGGGTCCAGTCCAGATACCATTTGCGATCCAAAACTTCTGCGGTCAAAAAGGCTGCGCAGATGTTGCGGGTGACAGAAATGGCTGTATGGCAATGGTTGGGCGGGTCCAGAAAAACGAGTCCGTCGATGGAGCTGTTGATGGAGCTAATCACCCGTCACGGATTGCCGGACGAATAGACCTATACGAGATTCCAGGGTATACGAGATTCCAGGGCTATTCCCGGGGATGGTAATTGATCTCGCGGTAGGATTTCCAATCACAGGTGATGATGGTGCCGCAAAGGTGGATGCGGGAAACAATGGCCGGCCCGAGTCGATCTTCAAGGGCGGCGGGGCTGTAGTTGGAGATGATGATGGTCGGTTTGCCGTTCTGGTGCCGATAATCAATGAGCCTTTCCAGCGCGGCGCCTGCAAAGTCCGTGTCCTTGACCTCGTGATACTCGTCCAGCACCAGAAGATACGGGGCCTTGTATCGCTTCATGACATCGGATTCCGAGCCGTTGCCGTTAAACGTCTCTCTCAAGTCCATCGTGTAATCATAGGCCTTGGTATAGAGAACTCGCCTCTTTCGCCTGTACATGAGGCGTCCAAGAAACGTGCTCAATACCGTTTTCCCGGTGCCGTATCGCCCGTTCAGTACAATGATACTCCCAGGCGTCAAAACGAGGCGGTAGGCATCACGCAGGGCTTTCTTCCATGGTTCCCCGGTTACTTCGTCAAGGCAATCAATAGCTCGGCGGGGAAAACCGCGGTCAATCAGGCCAAGGCGTTCGTATGCCGCTCGGCGTTCTTCTTCCCGCTGCTTTTCAGCATCCAGCGCTTCCGCTTCCAGCTCTTCAATGCTTCTTCCGTCGTCCTCGGCAAGCAGGGTGATAGATTCCAGGAGGCTTTCAAGATTAACTTCTTTCAGTCCTCCCTGGGGTTTAATGGGGTCGTCAATCTTTCCAGAGGTCATCTCGTCTTGATGGTTTAGTCGTTGATTTTGTCGGGGATTCCGCGGCATTGGCGGGTTTCAGCCCGGGCGGGTTCGCATTGTTCCGGGCCCAGGTGGCAGCGTATTGGCGAGCCATGGGCCGCCAGTCTGCCAGGGGGACGCCGTGCCGGTTTCGCCATCCAACGGCGGACTGCTCGTTGAAAAACCGTTCCGCGCACCGGGTCAGCTCGTCTCCGATTGGGTGCAGAACCTGGGCGGCCATAAAACGGTCAACCTCGGAAACATCCTTCGGAAATTGGCAGACCTCGCGCCCGGTTGTAGTTGTAGTAGTAGTAGTATCTTCTCTTCTCTTCTCTGGTAACGGTTTTTGTAACGGTTCAAGCGTTACATTTTCGTTACATGTTTTTACAACTCGCTCATGATGAGCTTTTCTGCTATTCGCAACACGGCGGTTCGTATTGGCCCTATTTTTGGCGGATTGGCCGTTGTGGCGGTCAAAATTGGGGATTGAAAGGAGGCCCTCGCGTCCATTCAACCAGCCAACTTTGACAAGCCCAGCGGCGAAGCCGGGGCAGAATACAAGACGGTCGAGAAACGAATTTGTAACGGTAATGGCGTTACCAGAAACGGATTGTTGATCAGCCCAAATCCAGAGGCGAAGCAGCTTGCCGACAACGGCATCCTGATCAATTCCAAGGATGCCGGCCAGCTTCACCACTTCGGGTTTGTCAGGTGTGGTGTGTTCAACCTTGATCCAGTCTCCGGCCATATATACTATATCCCTTCTTTCTCTTTTACTCCTTCGCCAAATGTGGGTGAGAGCTGTATTTTTCTGCCTTGAACAGTATTGATCTTTAACGGTTTCTGGATGTATAGACACGCTGTCAAAAGGCTTATTTCTGCGGCGCGGTTTATATCAGGGAAGCGGCCGCTGGGTCGGATTTCCCGAACCCTTCCGCCAGGGAGAACATACAGTAATCCCCAAAGTCCCGGCACGTCATCAAAAGTGATGACTCCCGGCTCGCATATGTAATACCGATACATACCCATTCCTTTTTTAGGATGGATGCGGAACGGCTTTTTAAGGTCTGCCAAAAAGTCCGCTCGGCTGGTTTTTGCCTCCACAAGAACGCTCGCATATCCGCCAAACCCTATGGCGTCAGGCTGCTCGTTAGTAATAATGCAATTCGGTTCAGCGATCGCTACCCGGCAACGTTTAGTTCCCATAAGCCATCGTTCTGCTATTTCGCACAGTTCCCGGTGCGTCCGTGGAATTAAAGATGTTGGTTTGCGTGGCATATCAAAAAAGCGTCAGTTGGGGGTTGTTTTTCATGATTCTGCCGAGCAGAACCCGGAATGCAGTTGCCGCCACAGCAGGTACTTGCCCATTGCCAAGGGCTTTAATGCGGTCCACTCTAGCGGCCACCCCATGAGCCACTCGACCCACGTCGGGTTCAGCTGACCACCATTCCCCGCAGTCATTTGTCTCCGCTCGTCCGGCGTGATAATTCCCTTGGTTTCCAGGTCTTTCATTTTCTGAAAACTCCCCGTCCCCCCGCACATCCCCTTGGTGCGGGGTGTTGGAAACTGTGAAACCATAGTTATCAATTTCTTCCCTGTTGCCCGGTTGATTTCCTTGCCGCCGCAACTGGCGGTTGGAGTAGGAAACATCCGGACAAATTCGGACAATCCCTGTTGCCTGCTGTTTGGGCCACGTCTCTTGTGATCCGAGGCAAGGGGGCTTGGGAACATCTCTACGAACTCGTATGGATTGGGCGGCTTGTTGCCCTCCCGAAACTTCTTGCTCCGATTCTTCCCGGAAGCGGTTGGAGTTCCGATCCATACACCTCTTTTCAAAGAGGCTTTCCGGGAATTCGACCCTCCGTCGAGACCTTTCGTTGTCGCTGTTGGCCACATCATCCCCGGCATCCAGCCTGTTGTCGCTACATCCATCAGGCTCTTGGGTCCCCGTGAATGGCTCCCCTTGTTGGGGGCGTTGCAAGCCGTTGGCGTGGGGATCATGTGCAAGTATCCAGATGCGCTTTCTGACGTGCGGGGCTCCCACATCGTCCGCTCCCAGCACAAGCCATTCCGCATCGTACCCGATTTCGGCAAGATCACCGAGGACTCTGGCAAGTCCTCGTCCCACAAGCAAAGGTGAGTTTTCCAGGAATGCGAATTTCGGTCGTACCTCATTGATAATTCGGTGCATTTCCCGCCAGAGCCCGGAGCGGGCGCC